AGGACGTAGCGGCCGCGTAAACGGCTGCACGGGCGCCTACGGCAAAGCGCCTTGGGTACAATGACAACCTAGGCACCGGAATTAACCTTAAAGAACATGTAAAATACGAATATTTAAGCTTAGATGGCTCTAAAGACTCTGAACTTAACGGTTCTGGCGGTTGTCTCATATTGCCTGGTTGGAGATCAGGCCCATGGGGAATGCAAATGCGGTTTGATATGCGGTGGAACGCCTTGTTTATACGACGTTACCGCGACGAAGCCACACTTTGGGATGATTGGGAGAGACTTGCTATCTGCGCACCACCCGAAGTGCATGGACTGCCGTTGGCAAGTGGATTTCCAGCACAATCATATGCCAATACCTACTACAAGACCCAAGAGGGTATTGTGCACCTGAACTTTTGCATCTTCCGAGGCGAGAGTACGGCATTTGTGGAGCGGGAAACTATTTGCACAATGCCCGAGGGGTATAGACCGTCTACTGTCATCGCTGCGGCTGTTGGCGGCGACGGCAAATCTTTCGGTAATGGGCTCCCGGCCGCAGAGCTGCACATAGAGCCAGACGGCCAAATGTGGTTTTATGGTGCCGATACTCGTATCAACTGGGTTTACGGTGAAATCACCTATTTGGCTGGGTAATGGAAAACCGGACAGAGCAGCTGAAGTACAGTCTTTCCGGACAGAGACGATGCATCAAAATGCAGATAAACGCCGCCATCCGGATTGATGGTAACATGACAAGCTGAATGACTGTAGTCATTCGCTGTGACGTTTACTGGCGCTATTACCGTTACTTTGGGTCGAAAACCCTCCGGCAATGTAGCAAACTGAGCTCCATCACTAGTAAGCGCCGATGTGCCGCGTAATAGCATTCCGATAGTTACCTCCTTGAACTGGTTACGAGTGTACCAGCACAGACCTTCGCCGTATGCCTGCCAGCCATCAGCCAGAGGTAAATCATGCACCTCTGGCGCAACGCAACGGGCGACCTCATACCAGATATTGCGTGCCGGGATAGCATCATCTCCTGCACGTGCAAACCAAAAACGGCAATCTGAAGCGCCAAACCACATATCGTAGCTGCCAGACAGCGCAGAACGCAGTTTGGCATACGCGGCGTATTCAGACGGCATGTTTCCGTCCCAATCTGAGTCTGTTGTGCGGAATACCAAACTTTTACCGCGTGGAAAATCACTTTTTGCGTTAATATCGCCTGCCAACGTAAGCGTTTCCTTCGCCAAGGCTCGCTTTGCCATAGCCGCCCCTACGTCCTCTTCGCTGTTGGGCATTTTGATATCGGCCGCTGTCAGCGTCACGTCCTCCGTCAGCGTCTTCCCGTTCACCGTCCGGCTCGTCGGCACGAGCTTCGTGAGCGCGGTTTTCACACTCTGCGCCCACGCCTCGATCTTATCCCAGTTGTCGTTGAGCGCCGACTTGATGTTGAACGTCTGCGCGCCGTCCTTGTCCGGCTCGTATTTGAAAAGCTCGAGCAGCTTTGTTTTCAAACTCATTTTCTCGCCTCCTAAAACGCAAAATCATGCATCGTGTGCCCCTGCAGCTCGTCGAGCGTCATCCCGTCCACCTCGCGCACGAGCAGATAGCGGTAGAGATAGCTCACCGCCAGATGGCACGGGATCGTGTGCTCCACCGCGTCCTGCAGCGCCGCGAGCTCAGCCGCCTCCGGCACGCCATACGCGCCGACGAACGTCAGCACGATCACGCCCTCGGCAAAGCCGACGCTGATCTCGCCGTTGCGCCACGAGTCACAAACTCTCTGAATGCGCTCCACGTCACACTTGCCGGCACCGCGCCAGCGTGCGATCAGTGCCGTGCGGCGCTCTTCCAGCGTGCCGATCGACGGTAGATTGGCCGCCCGTTCTTCGGTCTCCAGCAGCCATGTCATGCTGTCCGGGTAGAGTTGTGCTGCTGCGTCCAGCATAGCCGCGCGCTGCGTGTCGTCCAGCGACTGGATCGCGTCAAGCAGGTCGCACACCCACTTGTCTGTGCGGTACGCCACCGGCAGACTGCGCAGCATGTTATCAAACTCAGCCATAGGTAATTGTCACCTCGCCCAGTACCGGACATTCGCGTTCCGCGATGGCAATATTTACGATACCGCCGGATACCTTTAAGCCGGCATAGTCAATTACACCCGGCGTGTCCATGATGACCGCACCGATCTGTGCATAGCTGACATAATCCTGTGTGAAGACCGTGCTCGCCAGATAGGCCGCAACGCTCTCCTTGATGCCGGATGTCAGGATGTCCTCGGTTACGGTGTCCGATTTGGACACCGTGCAGCTGACCGTGATGGCCTTGCCGGTCGCGGCAGTAACAAAGCACTGTGCGCCGATGGGCGCCTGTCCGCGGCCTGCGCCCTCGCTGTCGGGGTCGATGTAGTCCTGCACCGACTTCACGAGCGCAGGCGATGCAGGCTGACCGGCGTTGTCCGCGATTACGACATCGACCGTGTTCGCGCCCTGCACCCGCGGAAACACCTTGACATGACCGACACCGGCCACCTCAAGCGCCCACTGTACATAGTGGTACACGTTGCCGCTCGTGGCAGGCGTGCGCAGTACGACCAGATATCGCGCGTAATACTCGCTGTCCGACTCCTCGGCATAACCGCCGCCAATCGGTTCAGGGTTATCACACGAGGCAATGCCCTGCACTGCCACCGGCATCTGCGTCACGCTGTGCGCGGGCAGATTGCCTGCCGTGCCGTCCACCGTGCAGGTGACCGGTACCGTGCCCTCGCCCTCAATGGCTACGGTCTCTGTCGCATAATACTGAACACCGCCGCCGGACTCAAACAGCGTGCCCTGCTCGACCGTGCCTGTGCCGGTGACGGTCAGGCTGCCGTGCGCAAAGGTCGCGGCCTTGCGCTCCAGGCCGGAACGCGGATAGATGTAGCGGTCAAGAGCGCTGTCGTGCAGGTTTTCGGGGTCAAGCTGCTGTCTGGCCTCGTCAATCGTTGTGTCCGTGCCCTCCATCCGCAGGCTGACTGCGGCTAAAAGGTCGTAAGTCGGGAAACCGATGGTCTTTTGATAGCTTTCCGGCATTGCGGACAGCATCTTGTCTAAAATCTCACTCGCTGACATACGTCGTCACCTCCTCACTCTCTCCGCTGTGCAGGCGGACCGTGAAGCGTACCTCCACGCCGCGCCGCACGCGCGTAAACTTAAAACTGTCAAGTGACCGGATGGCCGGACAGAACGCGGCGGTCTCCCGCACGTTACGCTCAATCTCGGCAAAAATCCAGCCCTCCGGCACGCGCCGGTCAAGGCTGACCGCCTCCACGCCCGGCTGGGTCGTGCCGCTCGTGCGGTAGATTGGGATTGCACCCGGTTTCTGCCGGAGCATCAGCTCAAGCCACTGCTTGACCGCCTCCACGCCCTGCCGCTCGACCAGAGCGCCGTCGATCAGCTGAAAACTGCCCGACCTGCCGTCTTCGTGGAACACAAACTCCGGAGAGCGCCCAATGCTCTCCGCAACCTGCGCGGGCAGCTCCTCCGGGATAACCGGAAACACATCGGCCATAGCCGACACCTCCTATAAAGAATCTAAAACCAGCAGCTCACTGCCTTGCAGAATGGACGCCGCCTGCATGCCGACCTTCCACGTTTTGCTCTTTGCCGTGGCGGTCATAATCAGGCCATCTCCCGTGCTGAACTGAAATTCCTTACTTACCACAGAAAAAATCAACTTGGGCGTTACCTGCAAGACCTCGGCACGATACCAGCCTTTGGGTAGGCTCTTTGCCGCTTTCCTCGCGGTGTTCTTGATGGCCAAAGCCATCTCTGTATCCCATGCCACTGGCACGCACTCCTTTCCACATCTTCCACAGTGTTATCCACAAGTATACAATATCTTGTGTTATCCCCACGGCGTACAGAAACCGGAAATCTCCGCATAACTGCGAGTAACACGCTTGACCGAGTTGCTGCAATTGCCCTCAACGGTTTCGCAGCTTGATGCTCCGGCAGATATTACAATGCCGATGTGACGGTCGCCCTGAATCATCAGGTCACCCGCCTTGGGCTTGTAACTGCCCGCCGATTTGTACTTGCCGCGAGCCTTGAAATAGCTGCTCATATCGCCAACGTAGCCGTAGCTTGTCGGGATAGGTGCACCGGACTTATGCGCGCACCAGCAAACAAAATAAACACACCAGGCAACGCCGTTGTGGCCTGCCCACTGGCCGTACTTGTTGATGTCCTTGCCGGACTCCTTGTAACCGACCTCGCCCAGTGCCGTATTGACAAACGACACCGCACTGCCCGAGCTGCCGCCCGAGCCGCCGATGATCGCAGAGCCGTTTTTACGTCCCCAGCGATTACACTCGGCGTTGCTGCTCATCAGCAGGTCAAAGTGGTACACGCCGTTCTCAATCTGGATGGCGCCGCCGCGGTCGTTGACCGTGTAGGTCGTGCCGTCAAGACTTGTGCCGGTGTCACGGACGGTAATTTTCGTACCGAACGGCACAGACGGCGGTGCGGCGCAGGTGTGCTTGCTTGGGTCGAGCCTGTTGCCCTGCGCGTCCAAATATCCGCCCTCCAGCGCATTGTTAGCCGGATAGTAGGCGGTAAACAGCGCCTTGACAATGGTGCCGCCCGAGCCGCCGTCACTGCCGCCGGACAGATCCGGCAGGCCGAACACCTGCACCTTGTCCGTGCTGGCGGCCTTGATGGCTGCCGCGTCAGTCTTGCCCTCGGCGGCGGCTCGCACCTGCTCGAGCGCCGTGATTTCCAGCGCCATCGTGTGCCCTGCACCGCCGTAGTGATGCTCCACGCGCGTGATCCGGTAGTTGCCCTTGATGCCGAACGCGGGCGAGTTGAACCTCAGAACCACGCCGCTCTGCACCTCATCACAGCCCCAAATCTCGGAGATAGAGCGGGTCTGCCCTACCTTGTCAGCGTTTTTCAGCAGGTTTTTCACCATCTGGCCGAGCACAGCCGTGCCGGGGTTCTCGGTCACGGTCTCTATGTACTGCATGAAACCGTAACGCTTGATAGATGCCGCGTTGCTGGCCTGTGCGCCGATGTACGCCTTGCCGTCGTCCTCGGCGGCAATGACAACAGCGTTGTAGGTGTCCTCAATGCTGTCCTCGCCAGAGACTTGTCCGAGCGCCCAGGTGATGTCAAACGCGGCGATATTTTTTGCCGGCTTGTGGTATGCCTTGATGGGCGCGGTCGGCAGCGCCTCGACCTGCAGGCCGCTGTCGTCCACGCGGTGGCGGTACTGCTTGCCGGTCGCAGACGTGCAGGTGTTCAGCACATCGCTGATAATGTCGGACGGTGTAGAGCCGGTCCACAGCTGCGTGATCTTGGTCGGCAGGCTGCATACCTTTCCGACTGTCACGCCCGCCTTGGCACACGCCTTGCGGATGACCTGATCGGCGGCAAGGTTGTTGACCTGCAGCACGATTTCCGACTTATTCAGATACCAGCCGCGGTCGTAGGCCGTAACGCCGCCGTCCAGCGTCACCGTGATAATGATGCCGGAAAAGACCGTTTTGCCCTGATTGGTCACGCGCACCTTATCGCCCGGCGCGAGCGCCAGCTTGGGTGTGTACTTGTCCCACGGCGAGATAAACGTCTTAAACGTCAGCTCTGCCGCCAGCGTGTCGAGGTCGTCCGTCAGCGTCATGTCACTGGCAAACGCGGTGATGTCGCGCGGCTGTGCGCCGTCGCGGTACAGTGTCAGCTTGTGGTCATCGACATATCCTGCCGCCATCGGCGCACCCCCTCATTTGATAAATCTGTATTCTGTCACAGCGATGGAATACTCCAAGTCGCCGTTTTTTCGCACGGTAACATCAAAGCTGTCAACCGTCACCGGCATGTTAAGCCGTGCCGCGCCCTTGCTGTCGAGCACGATCAGTCGGAACGGCACCTTCTTGTCGCGCCACCGGTCGAAGAAATCGACATACGCCCAGCCGTCCGCAGATGCCTCGGACGGCATGAAGAAGTACCGCCGCACCGGCAGCAGCGCTGTCCACTCCATGTGCCGCAGACTAAGCGTGCCGATGCGTCGATAGTCGCGGCTCAGGCCCTCGTAGGTCTCGTGGTGCTGCTCCGGCTGTGGAATCGGGAAATCCGGCGGACAGTGCGGCAGCGTCCAAACCTCTTCATTGTTGTTTACGCTGAAAATAATCTTGTACACTTACCGCACCTCCTTATGTGTTGCCGAGCGCCGCCAGCACCTTGCGGCCGACGTACTCACCGACCTGCTCGGTATACTCACGGTTGCCGATCACGTTGCCCTGGATGTTGACGTTGACCGTCACGCTCCGACCGCCTGCCGCCTTGACAGACACATCATGCGGGATGATCTGCGTGCCGCTTGGCAGGCGCATAATTTCGCCGCCGCGCTCGTTGACACGGGTCAGGCCGCCGCGCCAGTAGGGCGTACCCATGGCGTTGCCGTCCAGCCGATCGGCAATCCACGACACGGCATTCTTGCCGCCCTTGTAGATGGAGCCGAGAATCGGCACACTCTCGATCTTCTGGTTAAGCCACGAGAAGAAGCCCGCGACCTTTTCCTTAGCAGCCGAAAAAGCGCCCGTGATACTGTCCCTGATGCCGCCGAACGCTGTTTTTATGCTGTTCCATACCTCTCCGGCCTTGGCCTTGACGGTATCCCAGTTTTTATACAGCAGCACACCGACCGCGATCGCGCCCTCGATCAGAAGGATTACCGCGCCGATCGGGTTTGCGCTCATCGCGGCGTTCAGTCCGGTCTGCGCCGCCGTGGCCGCGCCTGTCGCGGCCGTCTGGCCGCCGAGTACGCCGGTCATCGTCAGCACGGTCTTGCCCATACCGAGCAGCGCCGACGCGCCGCCCGCGACGCTCTGGTTGAATTGCGCCAGCTTGACCAGCCCGAAGGCCACGGCCAGCAGCTTGACGCCGGTCTTCAGCCCGTCCGCGTGCTCCCGGCACCAGTCCATCGCATCCCCGGCCTTTTGCAGACCCTGCGCAAAATTCTCATCAAACTGCTGCTTGAGCGCAGACAGGTCAAGCCCCTCGACCCATGTGCCGAAGGCTTCCGTCTTCTGCTGCACCCAGTCCAGCGCCGATCCGGAGCGGATGGAACCGTCCTCAGCGGCACCGGCCAGCACCCACAGCTGATTTTTAACCTTGGCGCTGGTATCGCCAACCTTAGCGAGCATCTCGTCTAAGGTTGCGTGGTTACGTCGTGCGTTAATAACCTGCTGATTGTTTGCATAGTAGCTGTCGGCGGCCTTGTCATAGGTCTTGGAGAGCGTATCAACAATCAGTTTCTGACGGGCACTTTCGTCCGAGCAGTTCTGCAGCGCGAGGTTGAAAAAGTCCTCTGCGCTTGCGGCTGACTTAACAGCCTCATTCCATTTCTTGTTGGCTTCGGTATCAGCCTTGAGTGCAACACCAAACTTCTCGCCTTCCTTGGTGGCCCAGTTGATGGCATCCGCAAAAACGCCTGTGATTTGACCGGTCCGTGCAGTCTCATTGGCCGACTCTACCAGGCCCTCGATCGGCAGCGAATCGCCAAACGTGCCATGCACGCCTGCGGCGATGCGCGTCCACTTGGTTACCTCTTCCTCGTTCTTCGCCATGTTGGCGAGCAGCTGCGAGGCTTCGGTTGCGGTGTCCGTATCGCCCAGAATGGCGTAGAAATTACGATAGCTCTTTCGAGCCGTGTCTGCGGAAAGACCTGCCGCCTGAAATCCGGCGTTCAGCTTGCCCTGCGCGACGCGGTATTCCTCGGTCGCGCCGTCCAGCGCCACAAACGCCGCCGTCAGACCGGCGACCGCCGCGCCTGCGGCCTTGACGCTCTTTTTCGCGAAGTCGCCCAGCGCCGTGAGCGATTTGTTCTTGAATGCGACCACCTTGCGGGTGGCCTGCATCATGCTGTCATCAATGTTCTTGCCGGATTTCTTAGCCGCCTTGGCTGCCGCTACCAGACCGCCCGACATCTCGTCTTTGAGCGTCAGGACGGTGTTGATTACTTTATTCTTCGCCATTATTCGCCCTCCTTATCAGGCGGATTAAAGGCCAGAGCCACGCCCGCCGCCACAAGCCAGCGCTGCTCCTCATACCAGCGCGCCCGCCCCTCGCGGAGCACTGCGCGGTCGCTGAGCGACATACTGCGCAGCTGCTCCGGGCTGATGCCCCGCGGCGCATAAAACGCCGCAAGGTCGAGCAGCGGGTCGCGCTCGATCAGTTTTTTACGGTGGTCTCTTTCTGCTCTGCCGGGCCGACCAGACCGAGCCAGCGATACAGCTTGCCGCCCAGCTGGTCAACCTCGTACGGCTGCATCAGCGTCCAGACGGTGTCATACGGGTCGGTAACACCCAGAGCCTTGTGCAGCTCCGGATCCTGCAGATCAGGACAGCAGTCATAAATCAGGCTTGCGCAGGCGCGTACCGTGTCTGCCGCACTCTCGGACAGCATGGCTTCGGCATAGCTCAGCTTAGCATCTACGCTCGGCTGTACAAAGGTCAGCATTTCGCCGGCCACTTCAAACTGCTTTGCGTTCTTGCGGTCCTTTGCGCGCTGCTCGGCCTTCGCCGCCAGCGCGTCCAGTAACTTCTTGTCCATGCTTTACTCCTTCTTAAATCGTCTCAAGAACCTCGAAGTGACCGAATTTGAACGGCACTTCTTCCTCGATCTTGCTCTTCTTCTCGAACTTGGCGAGATACATCTCGTCGATGGTCACATCGCGGTACGCGATGCGCTCGACCTTGTTCGTGCCCTTCTGCTCGAGGGCAGTGATAATGGTCGTCGTCGGCATCTCGCCGGTCTGGAAGGCGTCCGCCATCAGCTTCAGCACTTCCGAGTCGATCTTGAGCATCGTAAACGTGCCCTCGCCGGAATAACCATTATAAATGCGATAAGTCGCAGGGTCACCGCAGTTGTTGACCTCTTCAAAGTCGCCGGTGACCTTCGCCTCCACGCTCTGGAGCGTGGAAAGGCGCTTGCCGTTGAACCACATATTGCCCTGATTGGAATGGAGCACGCGGTTCGGGTTAAACCTATCCATATGTACCTCCTTATGCCATCGCGATCGGGAAAATCAGATCGGTCATCGAGTTCAGGATCTTGACATTTGCGGTCAGGTAAACCGTTCTCTTAAACGGGTTGGCCTTGACCGTGTCGTCGTCCCAGCTCTCCGCCTCGCTCTTGCCGGATGCCACCCATGCGGCTCTCTGCGCATCTACATCGATCATTGCAGCGTTCGCATAATCCGGATCAAGGATTGTCTGCTGCATGAGCTGACGGAAATAGCTGCTGTTGAGTGCATTTACGAGCATCATCTGATTATCCCGCGAGTTTCTGTAGTTGCCGAGGTAGGTCTCGCGGAATGTCGCCGCAATGTCATCCTTTATCATATCCATGGCCTCGACGGTCTCGATCAGGCACATATCCTCAGTGCGCGTCTTGCCATCCGTGGTCGTCATGGAGTTAATGCCCTGCGCGACGTGGACGGTGTTGTCATCGTTGTTGACCAGAATGAACTTACCTTCGCCGAGCGCCGCATCATTATCCTCGGTCTCCTGTACTGAAGACAGGTTGGGACACAGATAATTGGTGCTGCCTCTCTTGACGTTGCAGACGGCGAAAATGCCGACAAGGCTCGGCAGATACGCTACGCCGTCCTTTTCCCCGCGATCATCGGAGAACGTGACCTTTTCGTTGATGAAATTGACAACGTGCATATCATCCGGCAGAGTCGTGAGGCCATAGCAGACCGCCTTGTAGGTTTTCTTCTTGGCATTGTCCTGCGTTTTGACCCACGCGGCAAGCGCCAGACCGTCAGCGGCACTCTGGCCTGCAATCGCGAGCCAGCCGGTCTTGACCGTGCGGCCGATCTCCGCGAGCGTGTCGGCGAGTGCGCCGTCCGAGTCCGCGCGGAACACGTGCGCCTGATACGGCGCAAAGCCGAGCAGGTCGCAGATGGCGTTGTAGTTGTCTGCGGTGTACAGGCTTTCGTCTGCCTGTGCCGCCGAGAGATCACTGTACTGCTTGTGCGTGAAGCTCTTATCCGTATCATCGCGCACGATCAGGATTGCGATGCCGCGTTCCGAGCGTCCGATGAGCGACACAGCTCTCTGCTCAAAGCTGATTTCGATTTTCGGCATTGTAATTGCCATTGGTTTTACTCCTCCTCTCAGTATTCGAGGGTTTCCATCATTTCTCCGGTTTCGGCGGCGCTCTCGCACCAGCTGAGTGCAAACTGGAGCACCAGCACACCGAGCGATATGGTCGTGCTGACCGTATCGTCTGGCACCAGCACGATCTCGCCGGTGTCGATACCGGCTTCAAGTGCGGCGATCAGGCGTTCCGCCATCTCACTGCACTCCTCGAGGTACTCCACCCGCTCGGCGGGATAGTACCAAACGTCCACGTCGATCGACCGTTCCCGTGTACCGCCGCAGGCGGCGTTTCCCTCTGCCGGGAATATGTCGATTTTGAAGGACGGGCGCACCACGGGTTTGTCGGTGTCCGATTTGGACACCGGGACGCCGGGTGCTGCTTGCTTTAACAGCGCGGTCAGTGACGCGCGTACTTCTCGAATCGTCATATTTTATCTATCAACTCGTCAACCATATCCTCGGCGGCCGACTCAAACTCCGGTTCAAATTCCTCGGCAGCCTTAGCAAACACCTTTTTGCCTGCCTGATAACTACCCTTTGAGCCGTCACGCAATTCCGGTGTCCAGCCATCTTCGATCAGATGACCGATTTCATCCGAAGAATAGACTCGGATCCGAAGCGTGTCATCTTCTTTGTTGAGTTTGCCGCGCTTGATGCTCCTGTGATAGTCGCCTGCATTACGGTCATACTTTGGACGATGGACGGCTGTACGGCGCACATCAGCCCGGGCACGCTGAGCCGTTTTCCGGCGCAGCTTTGTGCCGCTGGTACGCAGCATCTTTTTCTGCGCTTTCAGCATTTCTTTCGGCTGTGCCCCCAGACGTTCCGCAAAGTCCATCAGTTCCGAGCAGTCAAATCCGTCACGCATCTTCAACCACCAGCTTCAGCATGACCTCCAGACGGTCGCGGCGCTTGTAATGCGGCTGCCAGTACAGCACATCGTACCGCTGACCCTCGTAGACGAAATACGTCGCCGTGGTCAGTCTGCACGAGCGCGGCCGGATGGTCAGCTTATGCGTAACCTCGGCGCGAACCGTATCGCCCGGCAGGGTTTCGTTCCGGCCGGACATGACAGTCAGCGCACCCCAGATCTTGCCGTCCTCGGTGTACTGCCAGCAGGTTTCGCCGATGTCGTTTTCTACAGGACACTTGTTAAACACCGTCAGGCGGTGTCTAAGATCATTGGTCAGCGCCATTTGCGCCCTCCTTTTCCGGGTATCGGCTGGACAGGGCGATGTGATTGAGCAGGGTCTGCACGGTAAACGGCACCTGTGTCACGCTCGTGTCCGTGACAGGCGTGCGGTTTTCGTACCAGTGCGCCGTCAGCTGGAGCACCGCCGTGTCGAACAGCTCATCACTGTCCGACGGCGGCTCCTTGCCGGTCATATCCCGGACGGCAGTGTCTGCCGCCCGGATCAGGCTCTCAATCAGCTCGTCCTCGTCCGCATGGTCGATGCGGGCGTACAGCTTAAAGCGGTCGAGCGTCAGCATCAGGCGCTCGCCTTCACGAGCTTGCGGACTGCATCCGCCTGCGACGGCTTGCAGTCGAACATCGCGCAGCCGAGGAACAGGAACGCATTGGTCTTGACGTCAAACGTCGAGGTAATGGTCACGTCCTCCGGCATATTGCCGATGACGGTGGACAGGTCAGCCAGATACGCCTCGTGGTCACCGATGCGCTCGTCGATCAGCACTGGATAGCCGTAGATGTAGTAGCTGCCGCCCTCGATACGAACGAGGTCGTTCTTGGACTTGTCCTGCAGCGGCATAAAGTCGGTGAACAGGGTCTTCTTGCTCATCAGGAACTGTGCGCCTGCATCGTAGCCGCCGGGCAGCAGTGCAATCAGGTCGAGCACGTTCTGATTGGTCAGTGCGGCAGCCTTGCCGACAGTGACCGAGTTGGTCGCGCCCCAGGTGTTCGCCTGCTCGATGCCGGTGCCCTGATCCGTGCCGGTGCCCTTGATGATGGTGTCCGAGATCAGCTTTGCGATCTTCTTGGCGAGCATATCGGTCAGCCAGTTCTCGAATACGTCGAGCGCCATCTGCTGTACGGACTTGGAAATCTGCACGAGCTTGGTGATCTCGTACGCCGACAGGTTGATCTTGGTCAGGCCGGTGTCGGTGGCAGTGATAGCCGCATTCTCGGTGTGGTATTCTGCATCCGCCTGCTCACTCTCAACCGCAAAGGTAACATTGCCCGGCACGCGCAGCAGCGTTACCTTGTCCAGCAGCGGTGCGTACTGGTGCACCTTCTCGATGATGGTGTTCGCGGTCTGGGTCGGCACCAGCGGACCAGCGGAAGCCGTTGCGGTAGACCATGCACGCTGCTCGGTTTCGGTCAGCTCGTTGTTTGCCAGCGTTTTCAGCCATGCGGAGCGGTATTCCTCGCTCGAGCGGTCATACTCGCGCTGCTCCGGCGGAGTCGGCTGCGGCTGGAACGTGCGTACCTCGCCGCCTGCGCCGTTTGCGATCTTGTTCAGCAGATTGCGGCGCTGCTCTGCCTGACCCAGCAGGGTCTTGCGCTCCTCGAGCAGACTGTCGGTTTCGGCGCTCAGCGCGTCAAGGTCTGCGCCCTCGGCGTCCATCTCGGTGCGGATTGCCGCCAGACGCTCCTCGATCTCGGTCATGCGGTTCTTGCCTGCAAAAAACTGCAGGCCGACCTGATTGCGGAAACCGCCGAAGATCGCCTGCTTGTTCTGATTCTTGCTCATTTACTTTTCCTCCTTTGTAATACCATAGGTTTTCAGCTTGAGTTCCAGCCTGCGACGCTTGTCCGCCTCCGCGTGCTCGCGCTCGGCCTCCGCCTTTGCCCACGAGCGTGCCGCAATACTGGTGCCGTCGTACGCCGGAATATCCACCGCCGCCACATCAAACACCCGCTTGAAACCGGTAATGCGGCGCAGATGCTTTGCGCGGTCATATTCCTGCTTGTTGACGGTGAACGCGAACGACATCTGATCCAGATAACCGCCCCGGATTTCCTCGTAGAGCCTCCGCCCTTCCTCGGTGCCGGACAGGTCAGCCGAAATGCGCAGACCGCGTGTATCCACGGTCAGCTGCAAGGTGCCGTTCTTGGTTCGTGCCACGGGTTTACCCCCATGGTTATAATTCATCACGACATCGCGCATCTCCGCTCCCGTAAACGCGCTCCTGTCGATGACTTCCTTGTATTCAATGCCGTCGTACTCGTACAGCACGGTTTCCTCATCAAAAACCGCCGCGTACCCTTCCACGCGGTATTTCTGTTCTTCCCCGCTGCCGTCTGCCGACAGCGCCCGCACCTCAAAAGTGCGGTAATCACGGGTTTCCGGTGTGATCGCCATTGTCGCCCTCCTTTGACGTATCGCCCACGGCGTCCAGATTGGACACCTCTGCGTACTCCTTGCGGATGTAGTACTTGTCGCCGTCCTCGACCGGACTCATGTTGAAGATTTCCAGACCCATATTGTGGGTCAGGAAGCCACGGTCGAACAGCTGCGTCACGACATTCAGCTTGGTCTGGTTGCTCGCATACTGCAAACGGTTCGCCGTTGCGATGATGGACGCGCCTGCCGCGATTTCCTCCGGTGTGAACGTCATGGACGTAAGCACCAGCGACAGCTGAATGGCAAACGGCTCGATAAATCCCTCGTAGTAGGCGTTCCACTCATCCTCATTGTAGGTGTTGGTGAGGATTTTCTCGTTGGTTCCGAAATACTCGAACACGCTCGCGCGGATCAGCTCCTGCTGCTTGGGATTGACGACCATCGCCGCCGACTCGATCTGCTTAACGTCCGCGTACTTACTGTCGAACATGGCAACGCCGGTCGCATTGCCGGCCAGATTGTCCCGCGCAAAGCGTTCGCGCTCGGCAGTGATGTCCTTTTCCTTGAGATTGCCGTTCAGACGAGCCAGAAACCGAATGGTCGTTGCATTCTTGATGCCGTTGATAATGCCCTCGGCCTGCGTCTGCGCCATCTGCATGGTCGGCATGAGCGGCCGGTTGTCCGAGCCGAAGAAATCGTCCTCGTACTGGTGCTGGGTCAGGATACCCGCTCGGTTCAGCTCGATCGCGGCCTTTTGACCGCCCCAGAAGCTGTACTGCAGATACGGCTCACCGCCGTACTCACGCACCGAGGACTGCTGCGGCAGTACCGGATAATAGCCGATCAGCCGTCCGGCGCTGTCCTCCATCGGCACGATAAAGGCGTTGTTCTGCACCAGATAGATGGTCGCCAGCCGCGCAAGGAACTTGCTCGCATCCATAAACGGATTGGGCTGCATACCGAGCACGCGCCGCAGATCCGGCCGGGCATCGCCTGTCACCTCGAGGTGCAGCTTGCTGCAATGCCGCGCAAATGCCGCAATGGCCGCGCGTGTCAGCTCCATCTCGTACAGGCCGCCGCGATAGGTCGTGTAGACCGGCTGGTAGGCGGTCAGTGTCTTAAAATATTCCCTCGGTGCTGTGCCGCCGGGCGGCCTCCGCGGGAACAGCTTTTCCAAAAGCCCCAATGTACTTACGCCTCCTCGTTCATCGTTACATAGTCATCGTAGTGGTCCTGCAGCACCTTGTACGCGCAGATCAGCGCGACCGTGCCGTCAATTCTGCGGCGGCTGTCCGTAATCTTGACCGGCTGAATGTTGCCGTTGATGTCGGTGCGGACCTCGGTGTTGACCATGCACCACTTGTCAATCGGGTTGTTGTTATCAACCACCAGACCGGCGCCGAGGTCGGCCTTGAGGTCCTTCATCGGCTGAGACAGGCTGAGCGTGCCCTGTCGGACAGGTATCATGCACTGCCCGCCAAACTCGGCCTTGAAGCGATCGAGCAGGCTATCGTCAATGTGCCACGGGTCATAGCCGATGTAGCGGACGTACAGATCGTCCTCGTCGCGCAGCTCCATAAACCAGTCGAGCATGACCTGCTTGTCCACCTTGTTGCCCGGCACGGCACGCATCAGGCCGCGCTTGACCCACAGGCTATACGGCACGCTGTCGCGCTCACGGCGGTTGCCGGCAGCCGCATCGGCATCAAGTACACGCTGAGGTAGCCAGTACATACTCCGGCGGTAGATCTTCGGGTCGCCCGGCCGCTGACAGATAGCTGTTGCCGCCGCAAGGTCGATGCTGTCTGCCGCGTCCATGCCGCCGATGGCATAATCAAACGCAATGCTGAATGTTTCCGGATTGGAGCACTCCGCCCAGGTCAGCCAGCTTGTCGCGGCATTTTCCTTGAGATTGAAGTCCTTGACCAGCACGGTCGGCAGGAAGGACGGGTCTGCGTCCGCCTTTTTGACCATGCGCCGCAGGTAGTCTACTTTCTTGATAGTGCCAAGTCCGGGATTGGCCTTGATCCACATTTTCTCGCTGCGGTACTCGTCCCGCTCGTCCAGCTCATAGATCCACGCAAGGAACGTGTCATCGTCAATCGAGCCGTCAATCACACCGGCGGCATACTCGTACTGCGCATCGAAAATGCTCTCGCGCACAAAGCCGTTGGTCGAGATGGAGAACAGCAGCGGCTGCTCACGCGCTGACATGGACTGCTTCATGTCATCGTAGATGGCGCGGTTCTTGATAGCCGCCAGCTCGTCCACGAGTACGCCGTGAGCGTTCAGACCGTCGAGCGTGTTGGTTGCACTCGCCAGCGCCATGATAAAGCCGAGGTTGTACGGGTAGTACAGGTCGCTCTGCCGCTTGCGGATAGCCGCCGCCAGCTCCGGCGACTGCTTTCGCATATTGACGCAGGCGTTAAAGCTCTTCGCCGCCTGCTCCCGCTTGGTTGCGATGGAGTAAATCTCCGGTGCACCCTCGCCATCGTTGACGAGCAGGTCGATTTCGATACCGGCGCACTCGGTCGTTTTGCCGTTCTTACGTCCCTCGACGATCATGCACTCCTGATACTGCCGCAGACCGGTGTGTGCATCGACAAAACCGAAGATCGCCTGCCAGCGTGCTTTCTGGAACAGCTCCAAGCGCAGCGGTGCGCCGAGCTTGCCCTGCGGCTGCTTGCAGAATCGCTCGACGAACTCAATGTGATGGTTTGCCAGGGCTTCATCGAACACCCACGGCCGGTACTTCTCCGGGTGGCGCAACTTGTCGAGCAGGACGGCACACAGCGTTCTGACCTTGCGGCAGGCGGTGATTTTGCCGGTCAGCACCAGACAGGTGTACTGCTCCAGCCAGTTTTCACCCTCCGGTGCCGGTGTTTTCTTGGCTTCGCGCTCCATGCGCTTGACAAGACGTTCTCTTGCCTGTCTGGGGTCTGTTTTGCCTGCCGTACTGCTCACCTCCTCCGGTTTCGCCTGCTTTTGCGCTCTGACGGACGCACCCGGGCGATCCCATTGCCGGATGTGCCGCCGTATCCTTGCCCATATACTCGATATGGGTGGACGGAATGGCAATACCGTCCGTCACAGCGCAAAAACAAAAAGAGCCGACAGCGCCATCTCTGGCAGTCTGTCGGCTCTGGGCTCCAAGGCCTCTGGCTCTCGTTGTTACTTCTCGTTGTCGGTGTTCAAATTGGACACCGTTTCCCGCATTTTCCGGTGCGGGCACTCCGTCACCTGCGATGCCCGCGTCCAGGCGCTTTCGCAAAATCCCTGGCTGTTGATCATCGGGCAAGTCAGCGGACAGATCGTGCGCTTTCCCATCAGCCGATACGCCTCCCTGCGGCCGTCCGCTGCCACTCAGTCAGGGCATTCATTTCCCCGTTGGACTCCGGCAACAGGTCGCACAGCGTCTTGATGACCGTGGTGTAATTTTTGATCATCGTGTTGTACACTTCGACCTCCGGAGACTTTTTCGTGCCGTGCTGATTTTCGCCGTTCTGGTACTCGGACACACAGCCGTTTGCGTTGATGGAATCCCGTAAATCCTCCAGAGTTACGGCCATAAAAGCCGCGTTATCCATGAGTTTTTCGGCGGTTTTCCGCTTGTTTTCGTCCATTTTCGCAAAGACTTCTGCGAGCTTCTTGCGCTCGCGTTTTATTCTTGTTTCGGCCTTCGGTTTTCCCATGCCGCACCTCCTCTCAACTACACCCCTCCTGCACCCGTCACTCGGTGAAATTTGAGTGGGGGGTGCGGTCTTCCGCCGGTCAGCGCCGCGGCTCGAATGGGGGGAGTAGGTTTCCGTCGTCATCAAAGCCGCAGCGTGCGCCGCTGTGCTTTGCCATGTGCTCAATGTCGTGGCAGTGATGGCACAGCAGCTCAAGGTTGGACCAGCCGAGTGTGCGTGCCGGATCGTTCATGTCCTGCGGCCTCAGTGCCTTGCGGTGGTGCACGATCAGTCCCGGCTTGCCGCAGCGCTCACACAGTCCGTGCTTGCTGACCATGTAGGCCTCGCGGGTGTCGCGCCATGCCGCCGAGTTGTAGAACGCTTTCGCCCAGGGCTTAGCCATGGTCGTACTCCATCATGTCATGCAGCGCTGCTGAACTGCTGGCGATGATCTTGTTGAGCCGGACAATGCGCTCGGTCAACTTGTACCGCCTCTCGAAGCTCGGCTCAAACTCACGCTCTCGCAGCAAATCAAGCCGCCGCTGCCGCAGCCGGTCGAGGTTGCGCTTGTACTCAGGTATCATCTCGCGCACCGTTTGCACGCGGCTCACCGCCTTTCTGGCAAAATAAAAAACCGACGGCGTACACTCCTCACGGGAATGTTACGCAGTCGGCTCGGATCTCGATGGATTCTGGCTCACGCCGTCAAAATCGACGACGGACTCGCTTTTGCACTTTTCGCACCACAGTGGGAAATGCCACAGGTGGGTTTCGTTCAGCGTGACCTGCACGCGTGTCGGGCGTCCGCATCGCGGGCACACGATTTTCTTCTTCTGTTTATGATTATACACTCGTTTTCCGCTCCTGTCTACCCTTTCGGCGTTGTTTCTCCGGCCCTCTGTCATATGTTATAGACAGTTCCAAGCCAGAATCAACGCGCTTGTGACTGCGCGCTGTCTTACTATTATAATGTATGGGTTTCGGCAGCAGGTATTTGATGTACTTGCAGCTGGCGACCTCGTTCCGGCCGCCGCCCTCATCGAGCACCTGTGCTCCGGGCGGTGCTTCCACGCTCGTGCCGTCGTCTACCCACTCGTAGGTTGTGATAGGTCTGGCAAGGTTGCGGCTGCCGACAAACTGCTTTTTGCCGTTGAGGCTGGCTTCTCGGCGCTCTTTGGTGAGATAGCCAGCCCAACCGTCGTATCCGCGCTCGCGGATGTAGTTGAGTTGGATGTCGTCACCCCAAATCCAGAGCGACCGCATCAGCTCCAAGTCACCGCCTGTGGCATTGACAATAATATGCGCGTGAGGCCGGTGGTCTCCGTGCCTGCCCTCGAGCACATAAATGTATTTCAGAGCTGGAAGACCTCGCGCTTTGCGGTAGGTCCGCATCTGCGCAAACACTTTGCCGAGGTGCTTGCGTGTCACGTCGGCGCTGTCCGGCAAGTCCGCATCTCGATAGGTGACGGTCAGCACTAAATCGCTCTCGTCAAAGTTGGTCGCCATCAGCATTTCCAATTTTCTTTGCGCGGTGTTCGCGTTGGTTCGCGCCACCTGCTCCTCCGTCACCTCGCGGACGCGCTTGCGCTCCTGCTTGCTGGCGTTTGGTCGCGGCACCGTGTAGGCAATGTCCCACACAAGCCGTCCGGCTCGGATTGTCTTTCTCCTCTTCATTCAGTCCTCCCGGTGTCCAAATTGAACACCACAGCGGACGAGTTTCCCCGTCCGCGTGTAGTTTTATAGAATATCCGCAAATTTTCGGTTTGTCAAATGTTTTTTTAGTCCTTCGTCCATCTTTGCCCCGCATACAGGGCAGTAATTCCAGTTGTTCAGGCGATACTCGCTCTCTGTCAGTGCGCAGCCGCAGTTGGTACACCTGACAGCTGCGGCACCACTCGGGAACGTATATCTCCCGGAATCATCCCACCGCCCATGCACCACTGGAGCAACATCGGCGGCTGGCGGCGAGGCAACAATCTCCATTACCATGGCACCGTCGGAACCGTCCACCCATTTCGCCGCCATCACCGCTCTTATGGCAGTATCCCGCTTAATATACTCAGCCATTATTCCGGGAACACCTCCGTCCATGCACACGCCACCATTCAGGCAGTGCTCGCGTCTGTGGCTGTGTCCATTTCGCATATTGCATTTGCCTGGTGACGTTGCTAGTGGAACGGATAATCTTTATAGTAGTAACATCTGAGCGACAATGTGGGCAATCACATCTATCCTCCAGACTGACAAGCCAGCGCAAGGTCGCACTGCCACCTTGCTGCAGCATCACTTTTCCGCACCATGCACACACAATCCACATGTATTACACCTCCATTTTCGCGCCACAGCAATCACAATACGCAGCACGGAAATCATCCCATGTATGTTCTTCACCACAGTTGGAACAAATTTGCATTCCGTCTTGCTCAATCCAGTGAGCACGCTCAACCAGCGCAACGTCGGCAGCAGGTAATTTCCCGATAGCGATTTCCGTTTCGCACAATTTACGATACATTGCGTGTTCAAAACCTTTGAACGGCTTAAACTGCTGGAATTCGTTCTCTAAAGCGGTCAAACGATTGACTGCTTTGTGCTTCTCAATGTATTCAGCCATTATTTCGGGAACACCTCCGTCCACGCGCTGACGAGAATATTTGCCTCGCACTGTTCATCATCGATATCCGGGAAGTACCACTTGCCGCCGCGGTAAATATATTCACCGTAGCGATTAGCGCAGCCGCACAGCTTACACAGCACCCGAGCGCCCTCCGGCGGCCGCTCCTCGGTGTACTTGTGCCATACGCTGCTCGGCTCATGTCCGGCAATCATCTCGAAGGGGTCCACCCCCGCCCAGTCGGCCAGACGGAAAAGGTCATCCAGATCGGGTGCGTGGCAGCCCAGCGGATCATGCCACAGCCAGCCCATATACCAGCGTTTCGGGAAGTCCTCAAGATCTTCATAGCTCGTAATTCCGACGCCAGCGAGCGCGAGCTTGATATACCGCCGCGCCATCGCGAGCGGCGATTTCATGAAGGCGTCCTCGCGCTGCTGGCGCTCGGCCTTGCGCGTCTCGGCGTCCTTCGCGCTCGTGATGCGCTGTTTCACCACGCCGCACACCTTTTCGCACCCGTCCGCCTTGTCGCAGCTGTGGCAGCAGCCGGGACACTTGCCGTCCCGCACCCACGCCGCGCGCTTATCCATGCCTGTGCAGGGATGGGGCGAAAAGCTCTCCGCCGGGCAGGTCAGCTGCGTGAAGGGATACTCCGCCGCCTTTTTGTGCGCCTTGATCTTTTTCGCGTCAAGGTTGTACATTTTGCCTTGATATGCGCCGTGCAGCTTGCGCTGCAATTCCGGGTCGCACTGCGACAGCTCGTAGGCGGCGCTGTCGTTGATGCGGTGACACTTAAAATCGCCTTGCCACGCCTCAGTCAGCCCGTTGTCGATTGCCTTTGCCCTGGCAATCTGGCTCTCGGACGTTTTGAGCACCTCGGCAACATAACTGCGCAGCTTGCCCGGCAGTTCTACCACGCCGCGCGCTTGCAGATCCCTGAGCGCGGCCTCAATCTCCTTTGCCGCCTGACCGGTGTACTCAGCGGTCAGACCGCCGCCGCCGCGCGCCATGGTGTTGGTCCAGTGCAGGATCAGCGTCTGGATGGACGGGTCAAGGTCGGCATCGAGCACAATACAGGGCGCGGTCTTGCGGTCGAGCAGCGCCAGTGCGTTCCGGCGGCGATGCCCTGCGAGGAGTAAGTACCCGCTCTCGGTCTTGCGGCGTACCACAAGCGGCTGCTGCAAGCCGATAACCTTAATGGACTCGGCCAACTCGTCAATGCCGGTCTGCGCGTAGCTGTTGTTCTCGTTTTCTTCGATTTCGGTGAGCGGAATCTGCTCCACCTGCATCTCGCCGGTGTCCGATTTGGACACCGCCTCGCCCATCAGCTCCGCAAGGTTGAATTTCTTAGCCATTACAGTCCCTCCATAATCTCTTCTACCCATGCCCGATAGTCACGGGCAGCCGCCGAAGTCGGCGACCAGCGCGTAACCGGCTGGGCGGCGTAGGTGCTCTCTGTCACCTTGTCCGTGCGGCGGATTTTCTGGGTGAACAGCGGAATCGGGCTGTGCTCACGCAGCCACTCCTCACTCTGGCGCGTTGCGTCTGCATTGTGCCAGATCGTCAGCAGACCACACACGGCACGGAAGGCAAGACCGGTGCTTCGCACGCTGGCGATTTGGTCGGCGAGCAGCCGCATACCGGACATCTCAAACGCGCCCGGCTTGATCGGCACGAAGACCATATCACTGGCAGCAATCGCCGAGATGCACGGCAGGCTGAACGACGGCGGACAATCGAAGATCATCACGTCGTACGCATCATCCTCGACCAGTGCGTCCCGCAGGTCGGCGTACACGCGGACCGCCTGCTTGCGGTCAATGTCGGCGTCCAGATCAACCGAAGCGAGCTGCATATCCGCCGGAATGATGTCCAGATCACGGTAAATGGTGTGCTGAATCACGTCCTCGTAGTAGGCCGAGCCGCCGTCGAACAGGTCGGCCGTGCTGCAGGCGTCAGGTACAACGCCGATGTACTGCGAGGCGTCACCCTGCGGGTCGCTGTCCACCAGCAGCACGCGCTTGCCATAGTCGGCCGCCAGAATACCGGCGAGGTTTACTGCGGTGACGGTCTTGCCGACGCCGCCCTTCAAATTCACTATGCTAATCGTTTTCAAGATGTTTTCGCTCCTTTTTCTTGTTTCAGTGGTTTTTCTTTGTGCGCGGACCGTATTTCCGCATCGTAACACCATGCTTTTCGAGCACCGCTCGCACCGTTTTGCTTGAGCGGTGCATACTTGCCGCCACAATCGCAAGCGGCATTGTCTCGTACATTTCGCAGATTTCCTTTTCTTCCTTGTCCGTCAACGGTATGCGCGGACCTCCGGCCGGTCTGCCGCCGTTCGGCGGCGCAGGCTGGACTTCCTTTCGAGCCACGCCGCGTGTGTCGCGGTTCGCTGTGTAGACGGTTTCCCGGTAGCTATACGGCACGCCGAATACGCCGGTGCCGGATACCTCAACCGTTTCGTAGATGCCCTTTGGATGCCGCCAGATGACGCGACGTGTCTCAGCTGCCATGCTGCACCTCACCGTATTCGTCAATAGTCACGTCGAGATCTTCGCTAAATGCTGCATCGCATAACTGTTCCATCATCACATTCGCAAGGCTGCGACCAGTGTGCTTTTCGATGACATGACGCAGCACAAGCAGGACGCGCAAGAAATCATCCTGCAGCTCTTCGGGATTACGCGGAATCACCTTAGAGGTCACAGTCTCGCCGTCAATTTTAATCTCAATCATGCTGTTTCTCCTTCCGGTTCCGTTTGATATATCCCAGTACCGCGCCGATGGCCTCGGCCCGCTCTCGGTACTCCCGCCGCATGTCCGGCGGACAGACCTTGCTTTGCGCGTACAGTCGGCGGCGCTCAAACCGCAGCCTTGGGATTGCTTTTCTGATTTTCATGCTTTTTCTCCATTCTGCCGGTCTGGACGATCACCGCACGCTCGCCGTCCATGTACTCGGCGAAACCCTGTGTGCCGCCGTCAAAATTCAGATAAAATTTTCCGAGCGTGCCCTCCTTGTTTTTAAGCACCTGCAGCACGCGCTCGCCCGGCGGCGCGCTATCGTCCTCGTTGATGTATAGCGCGAGGACTGCGTCCGCGTCCTGCTCGATCTGTCCGGACTCGCGCAGGTCGGTCAGCGTCGGCTCGCCGTCGCGGGCGGCCGCTACGCGAGAAAACTGACTGAGTGCCACGACCATGATGCCGTGTGCCTGCGCCATGGCGTGCAAGTCGAGCGAAATGCGCGTAACCTGCTCGAAGCGGTCACGGCCTCGACCTTTAAGCTGCTGCAGGTAGTCGATAAACACGATTTTGTGCCGCCGCTGCAACGCGCACGACAGGACATCCTGCACGCTCCATCCGCTCGCCGAGATAAGCTCGACGTCGCTCTCCGCGATTTCCTGCTTTAGCCTGACTATTCGTTCCCACTCTTCCTGCGTCATCTCGCGGCGGTTGATGTGGCCAAAGTCGATAAATGCGCGGTTGGACACGATGCGGTTGGCCAGCTTTGCGGGCGAGGTCTCGAGGCTGTAAAATCCGACCTTTGCCTGCCGCCCCATGTGCGTCGCCATCTGGAGGGCCATCGCGGTTTTGCCCGCCGAAGGCCGTCCGGCGAGCACAACGAAGTCGCCGAAATCGCTGTAAAGTCGCCGGTCGAGGCGGCCGAAGCCGTACTCGATGAATTTCCGCTTTTCCGATTGTTCTTCGACAAAATGGAGCAGCGCGTCCGTCATAGTCACGACCTGCACGCCGCTTTTTTCGGCCGCGGCCGCATTGGCGGCGGCAAGCAGGTCGCGTGCCTCGTCGCTCGTCTGAACCTGTGCAAGCCGGTCGGCAATCTCGTGCAGGCGGCTGACTCTCGTTTGCTCCTGCATGGCGGCGACATAGTCTCGCCACATGCGCCAGCTGCTGCACGTATCCATGCAGGCCATCAGCAGCGGCTCGTACGCCTTGCCGATAGCGGCGCGGATCGTGACTGGGTCGAGCTGTCGCCCTGCCGTCCAGATGTCGCGGGCAGCAATGTACACGCTCCGCAGCTCGTCGCGGACAAAATCGGCCTCGCCGGTCGCGGCGAAAAGCTCGCCCGCAATCTGCGGCTGCAGCAGCAGTGCGCCGATTACGCTGTACTCGGCGTCAAGCGTCTGCGTCTGATTTACCATACCTCAGTTTCCTCCTTTCGCCGCCTGGGCGGCTTGTCCGGCTTCGCTTCCGCCGGATTGTCATACTTGCCCTCGAGCACCTTGACCAGATTGTTCTCGTTCAGCAGCCAGTCAAAATCGGCCTTCCAATGGCGGTCGTTCTGGCCGGCGCAAAAGCTGCTCGCCTGTGCCCTGCGGAACGCCTCATCGAGCTGCTCCGGCGTGTAGCCCTTGTCGTGGATCAGGCGCACCGCTCGGCGGCGCTTGTCCGTCAGCCGGACGACTCTCGGCAGGTTGGTGCAGATGGCGTTGTACCGGTCTGCAAGCTGCTGCGGCTTATTGCTTATTTCGGGCTTATTTGCCTTATCTTCCTCTTCTCTTATATGTGTCTTTAACTGTTCATTAATCATTTCACCGTTCGGTGACAGGTTGTCACCGTTTGGTGTCAGGGTGGTGTCACCGTTTGGTGACAGGTCACCACCAAACGGTGAAATGGGTAATTTGCTCTCGTCGAGGGCATAAAACAGGGTGCGGTCATAGCTGTCCCTGGCGTAGTTTGCGGTCAGCAGAACGCCCTTGTCCTTGAGGTTCTTGACGATGCGCTCGATCTGCCGACGCGACCAGAACGGGAACAGTTTTTCCATGGCGCGCAGGCTGTTGTACGTCCAGTAACGGCCTTCGTGATAGTGCCGGTCGTTGGCGGCATTCTTCTCGATCCAGAACTGCAGGCGCGAGATAAAAACCGCACCGTCCACGCCGTACATTTCAGCCACAGCACCGTCAAAATGGAAATTCATGTGTCAACCTTCCCCTCCTTTCGCTTCTCGCTCAGCATAATGCTTGCCTTGTACATGTCGATGTTCTGGCGCAGATGATGATACAAGCCGACCATCACCAGAAATTCAGCCAGTTCTCCCGGTCGGCTGCTCTTCTTCTCTGCCAGCTCCGCGATTTCTTTCCACAGCTCGTCAGGGATTGGCAGCCGCACGTTTACTTCATGCATTGCGTACCCCTCCCATCAACAGAGCCAAGCCGACCATACCGGCCAGCACCGTGCCCCACAGCGGCAGCGTGCCGTTGTCCGTCAGTCCGGCCGTGAGCAGCAGCAGCGTAAAGCCGATGCCGACCATGCGCGGGCGCACACCCTGGCAGCCGCCGTCCAGAACCTCAAGATCCGGTACTTGACGCTTAACTGCTGCCGTGGTATAATAATCATAAGATGTTTTCGCATTTGCGCTTGCTACGGTTGCCGCCGTGCAGGCGCTTTTTCTTTGTCTGGATTTCACTTTTCTGCTCCTTTCGATGCGTATGTCAGCTCCAATGCCGCAGACACGATCTCGCCCAGTTCGGACGTAATGCAGTCGAACGCCGGGCGTTCTTCCTCTGCGATAACGCCATCCTCGCAGATTTGCAGCAGCTGATCGAACTGACCATTGCGTGCAAAACCACCGATCAGCCGCACGATCCGCATTGCCGCGTGCTCCAGCGATTTTACGTTGACCTCCGGCATCACACCTGCCAAATCACCCGACTGGATATGCTGATAGCATAAGTACGGGAAATCGTACAGCTGTGCCATGCGGAGCACCGTGCTGTCCGGCGGTCGGCGGCGATCTTGCTCGTAGGCCCCGAGGCTCTCAACCGACAGATCCAGTCGCTCGGCGGCAACTTCCTGTGTCAAACCTTTCAGCTCGCGTGCAGATTGATAGATATTTCTGTTCTCTCGCACACTGGTTTCCTCCTTTGCTGTGCGTTACAATAGTTACACAATGTAACCGATACGCTGTTGCCGCAGCAGTTCGGCGTCGCGCTTCTCCTGCTCCTTTTCGTAGCGGTAAACCTCGTCCCAGCGGATTTTCCAGCCGCCGAGTTTGACCGCACTGAGCACGCCCATGCGGATCAGCTTGCGGATGTAGTCCGGCGAACAGATCCACCGCTCTGCCAGTTCGGCAGGAGTGACATACTTCGCAGCCATTAGATAGCCTCCTTCTCGCCTTTGTACAGATCGTCCAGCGTGCAGCCGAGATAGATTGCGATTTCCGGCAGCAGTCGGGACGGAGGGTACAATCCTTCGCTCTCCCACTTGACTATTGCGGTCTGGCCAACACCAAAATGTGCCGCCATATCTACCTGTCTCAGGCCCTTCGCCTGTCGCAACTCTTTAATGCGTTTCATTGTGTCACCTCCATATATCACTCTT